TATAGCCCCCACAATAAACGTGGGTATCATCTACGCAGACACTTCTAAGAGTATTCCCATAGTTACACTCGGCGTCTTTAACCATATCAGAAACGCCGATTTGCCAAACATCATTAATGCTTAAGCCCCCAGCATAAACGTGGGTATCATCTACGCAGACACAGAAAACAGAGTCTCCATAGTTACACTTAGCAACATAAGATAAATCAGACTTGTCTATCTGCCAGACTTCACCAACGATAGCACCACCACAGTAGACATGGGTATCATCTACGCAGACAGCAAGAACATCATCTCCATAGTTAAGCTCACGGTCTTTGACCATATCGGACTTACTATAGCCCCCACAATAAACGTGGGTATCATCTACGCAGACACTTCTAAGAGTATTCCCATAGTTACACTCGGCGTCTTTAACCATATCAGAAACGCCGATTTGCCAAACATCATCGACGGTAACTCCCCCAGCATAAACGTGGGTATCATCTACGCAGACAGCATAAACACTACTCCCATAGTTACACTTAGCAACATAAGATAAATCAGACTTGTCTATCTGCCAGACTTCATTAACAGACCCGCCAGCATAAACGTAATCAGCCATCAACTACCTTCTTATTTAGCTTGCTCCATCGCATCCATCTTGTCATTCAGTAAAGCTATAGATGCCGTGAGTTCATCTAGCTTCGCAGTCAAGGTGGGTGAGTTCTCCATAGGTCTATCGGTATACTCATACCACGTTGCTTTAGTCTTAGGATTGAGGTACAAGGTGGCTTTCTTGCCTAAAGCTAACTGTGCATCGTCCTTTTCAGGCAGAAACTCAACCTCAATAAACTTAGCCTTACTTTCATCGGCGGCATCCTGCCCTCTCTTTTCTTTCCACTCACGATATGCCTTAGTCATATCCATCTGTGTGGTTTCTACCTGTATTCTTTCGGGATTGATTAACCTTCCGTGTAAACCGTATTTCCCTTTAGTTAGCATTGTATTATCCCCCTTTTTATTTTTGCCCGTGATGCAATAAATCCTGTGTCTCCCCACTGGTCGGTAGCTCCTTGTTAACCACATGACCGTCAGGGTATATCTCTCTCCGGGGTCCGCCCTCTATTCCCAGCACATAGCAGATAACCCGCTTGGGCGGTACCGATACTGAGGGCTTGCCGAATGTCAGCGATACGCCTATCCGCCGGGCAACAAATCCTTTGCTCCCGTTAGTATCTACGGCGTGCCTTTTAAGCCTCGGATTAACCCGCACGTTAGGAAACCGGGGGCACATGTCGGGCGTCACCGGCAGCCACCAGAAACGGAGCACGTTCTTATGGTCTACCTGAGCAAACTTGTTGACCTTGCCGGTGATGATATCGTACTCGGGCAAGGCTAGGCCGTTATTATATTCGGCACACCAGAACATCTCTGTTACCAAAGTTTCAAACTCCTTAATTAAAGCATGGTACCCAGAATAATATTATGTAAACTATACCTCATCATATTGGAAAGTCAGCGTTTCGGCTGCCTGGGCTCCGCGGGTCGCGTCGGTGTCAACTTCCGCCTGAATCACAATTCCCTTAAATCCTTCAGCAATAGTATGGTCTCCGGCATCAACGGTCATTGTCGCCCCACTGGTTAGGCTATCGACTGCGACCGGGGCCGCGTGAGTGCCTACGCCGGTCTTGTAGTAGGCATGGCCATTGGTCACATCGTCCATATCGTAGCCAGTGACGCCTAACGTACCTCCGGCTTGGTCATAGCTGGCTACCGGGACACCCATATCAGTGCCGGTCTTTTGAGCGATAAACAAGTCTCCGCTTGTTCCTAACGCCCAGCCACAGGCGCCATCAGAATAGAACTGATGATTGTTCAATAGTGAAAGTCATCCAGTATGAAAACGTGATTCCCGCCGCCGGTATAGGCAAAGGGTTAGCCGTCCCCGGCGCATCGTCGTCCATGGTCGATAGCCTGGGTGTGGTAACCGTGTCCTTAGTCGGTCCTGCCCCGGTGAATTGCTGCACTACCAAATCTGCTACTGCCATTTCAATTAACCTCCGTTTACAAGTATCTCGCTCTGTATTTGATATTGAGGCTCCCCGTAGTCGAGAAGCCGGTTACTTTAATCGAGTTGTTTATCCCGCCCACTAACCGGGGGAAAATACCACTGATGTCCATATCCTCTGTGCCTTCCTTCTTCACTACCCAGGCAGCAACATCAATCTCCAGCTCCTCGCCGTTAGACAAAGAGCCTTCCCATATCATCTCTTCCCCGGTGTAGATGTTTTCGACTTTGATATCAACATCGCTTAGGTCCTCGCCGGCGGTTAGGGTATAGACTGGATTGATAAACCCATTTCCCCCCACCGTCTCAATCACCGTGTCCGGATCGGAGTCGATATTGAAATCGCTCGAGGTCTCCGTGTTATCATAGGCCATCGGGTCGTCGGCCTGGAATGTTATGTTGCCTTGCCAGATACCGGCCGCCCGGTACCCGCCGTCAAAACCGATATTCCTGGCATTCCAGTATCTATCAGTTACGATATCGATTTTTAGCACTTTGTCAGTATCATGGACTATAGCAGATTTGATACTGTCCAAATAACCGTCCAGGATCGCCCGGGTGGCACCGCTCACGATGACATCAAGGTTGATTATCTTGGGCGGTCTCTTCGACTTAAATCCATAGCTGGTGTTCTGTATTAGCTGGCTATCGTGGTCCTGCCTGAAGTCCGGCAGGTTGCTATGGGTAACCACAAGTCCGTAGCCAGATAAGTCTACTGCGTTGAAGTTTAAGCTATAGCTCATAGTCCCACCATCCTCATGCGCCTATTGCTGACACGTCCCAATTCAACCCCTACTTGCTGGGTTATTTTGCGAATATCGTCTTCTTCCCGTACGACAGGGTTGTTGATGATTACCTGGTAAGTATCACCCCCGCCGCCGACTCGCTCGGGCCCAGCTTCTCCTGCTATGGCATAAGGCCTTTGACTCTTTAGTCCATAGAGCAAAGTCGGTTCGGGTATCATACCGCCACCGGCCATTTTCTTTAGCGAAGGGTCCATATAAGTTATGATTGGACCGCTGCCATGCGCAGGGACGGTGGGCATTTCAAACTCGTATGAAGGCGTAGCCCCCAGTCCACTCATTATCCGGTTGTATTCGTCTAGGAACTCTTGGGTATTAGTTAGCTTGTCGGCGTTCATCTCCTGGAAAGCCAATAGGTCTGCGTTATAAGTGGTAACCGTTTCAGCTAACCCCTCATTGATTGCCGCCTTCTGGTCGGCAAAGTAGCCTTCAGCGCCAGCCCCCATTATTGCATTGTGGAGTTCGTTGCCCTTTTCCTCTATCTTCCAATCTTCTTCATACCCTTTTATTTCATCTTTCAGCCGCTCTTTGTCTATTCTGGATAAATCATCATCATCCCGAAGCCGTTTTTTGAGGGATTTTACATGAAGTTCGTCAATATCTCTATCGCGCTCTGCATCCTCTTCCTTTACCCCTTCCTGTAGTTGATTGTATTCCTCGGCTAACCTGGCCACCTCCCCTGTTGGATCCATTGCTGCTAGTTCAGCCATCATCTGGTCATCTATTAAGCCCAGGCGTTCAGATGTGAGGTCTCGGTAGTATCCGGCCCGTTCATCTAGTATTCGCTTCTCTTCCTTGGCAACCCGGGTAGCTCCATCAATAGCTGCTTGTGTAGCTTCCTCTGCATCAATCACCATATCGTCCGAGGCATCGCTTACCTTTCGCTCCAATTCGGCAAAAGAACGTGCGGCATTGTTGGCATCAGTACCTATCTTCTCAGCGTCAATCATATTGGCCACTTTATCGTGGAGAGCAGTTATTTTATCACCAACCCCTGGTAGCCACCCGGTAAACTTGGCCAGTATTCCCAGCACTTTCTCAACACCTGTCAGGAAAAAGAGCTTTATCTTTCGCCATGCGCCCTTGAAAAATGTCACCACCTTATCCCAGTTCCGGTAGAGATATATGCCGGCCGCCACCAGTAATCCTATTAGAGTGATAATCGCCCCGATAGGGTTGGCATTCATGGCAGCGTTCCACGCCCACTGTGCCATAGTGATTAGCTTCATCACTCCAATGGCTATAAACGAAGCAACCTTGTGTGCTATCATTGCGACTTTATGAGCAACCAATGCTACGGTGTTCGAGTGTATGATTGCCTGCAGAGCGCTCCACATCTTCATCAAAGGACCGATCATCACCATCATAGTACCCATAGCACCAACGGCTGCCAGAATCGCAACCGACAACTGGGGGTATTTCTCTATCCAGGCAGTCATCTTATTGATAATAGGAATTAAGGCGTCCATTACTCGTTTTAAGATAGGGAGTAACGCTTCACCGAGAGCAGCCTGTGTTAATGCTACCTCGTTTTTGAGTATCTGCATTTTAGAAGCGGTGGTCTCGATTCTTTTAGCAGCTTCCTCTTGTAGCGCTGCGTTTTCCTTCCACGCTTCCATAGCTAGGTTTTGGGCGTCGGTTAACAGTTCCATATTACCGGATGCTCTTAGTAACGTATCAACCACCCTGATGCCGCTTAAACCTACTTCATCAAGGACAGGGGTTATGTCCTCTCCGGCAGATTTCATCCGTCCTAACCCCTCAATAAAGCTCACTACCGCCCCGGTAGCATCTTCTTTGAAGAGAGTGGAGAATTCGCTGGTAGCCATCCCCGCTGTTGAAACAAAAGCCATTAGAGCGTCACCGCCACCGGCGACAGCAGAGTTCATCTCCAGCATTGTCTTGGAGAACGCAGTACCGCCGGCCTCAGATCTAAGCCCCATTGAAGATAGAGCGGCGGCGAATGCCATAATCTGAGTCTCGGACATCCCGATAGTAGTACCGGCACCAGCTAACCTCATGGCCATATCGACAATCTCTGCCTCTGTAGTGGCGCTGTTGTTGCCTAAGTCAACAATGACTGAGGCCAGTTTTTCAATGTCGGAAGTCGCCATCCCCGTGATATTCATAAATCTAGCCAGGGATGTAGCTGCTTCCTCACCGGTCATATTGGTAGCCATCCCTAATTTAGCGATGACGTTGGTGAAGTCAATTATATCACCCTTGGCAATACCCAACTGCCCAGCTGCCTCGGCTATCCTGGCCAGCTCAGTGTAGGTAACCGGCAATTCTTTCGTCATAGCTTTCAGTTCAGCATCCAGTCCGGCAAACTCTTCCTCGGTAGCATCTACCGTTTTACGCACACCGGCAAAGGCAGTCTCAAAGTCCACAGCCATCTTCAGGGAAGCCCCACCAATAGCCGCAACCGCACCAACCATAACCAGCCCGACTGTTCTCATCCGCTTTTGCCACTTGTCGGTATGTGTTTTGATTTTACCGTCGACCTGGGATAATTTTCTGTCCAGGTCTCCAGTGTCACCGTTTATCTTAACTAAAACATCCCCGGCACTGATCGCCATATTATTTCCTCTTCTGTTTCTGTACCTTTATTCCTGCTTGCCTAAATAAGTCTACATCTGAGGTTGTAGCCTGTTTCTTGCCTTTTGAAGCATTAGACACCCGTTCCTTGCGCTCGCTGAGTTTCACACACATCAGGTTGAACAACTCGTCCGTCCAGTTATTGATGATATATTCTGGGGTCGTGTGCCATTCGAATAACAGGAACTCTAGCCCTTCCGCGAGGCTGACTTCTTCTGATTTCGCTGCATCATCGCCGGCAGCGTTTCCGATAAAGGGAACGATAGATTCATCACCGCCTCAAAAGCAACTGCAATTTCACCTTCAGTCGCTATGCCTTCTATTTCATCCCTGTCTAAGTCCTTGGCATATTCAAAGAACAGGTCAATAATCGTGTCCTGACTCTCAACCATAAGCACCCCGAGGGCTTCGGCGAATTCATCTGGTTTGCTAGTATCCACCTGGGCATACTTAGGGACGGTTGATATCAGGTTGATGACCTTCTTGCGCCAGGGGCGGGAGTATTTAATAACAAGCGGATTCACGCCAAACTCCCTGCCCCCGAGCATTACTTTAATCGGATCTTGAAAAACCTTTTCGTCTTCGGTCCTATCCATATTATCTCCTTTTTATCTGAATTAGGCATCGGTGATAGTGATAACAGTTCCGCCAGAAGCGTTGAGGTATGGTTTCAAGGTTACAGGGACAACCGTCTTCTCTCCCTTCTTGTAAGCCATGCCGACAGCTCCGGTGGGGTGAACGTACCCTGCATAAATAGTCCTTGCCGCACCAGATGGATTAACCCCCACAATCTTCATGGCAAAGTTCTGAAGAGTTCCACCTCCCAGGGTGATAACAGAACCAGCCAAAGAAGCACCTGCCATCGCCAATTCCATATTAGCAAGGGCAGATTCCGCCATGTTACAGGTTATGGCGATTTCCTCTTTGGAGATAACCCTACTGATAGCCACCGTTTCCTCTTCAACTTCGATATCTTCAACGGTGGGGGTATATTCCATAGTCACACCGTCCTCAGTGAAACCTACCTCCGTAGTCACACTGCCTACTGCCGTTCCAGCTGTAGCGTGATAATACAGGGTTGCCACACCTACCAATACATTTGCTACCGTCTTAGCCATTTCCTTTTACCTCCTGATGATTATTTACCTAATTAGCCTTCTATCCTCCGGCAGCCTGGCGCCCTGAGAATCAAGAAATGTTAGCAGCTCCTTTGCCCGAATCATGCATCCCTGCTTTAACGGGAAAGGAGCACTTTCCCAAGGAACGGCTGTCAAGAAGAACTTCGCCACCTCTTCTTGCAAATTGCGAGGCTCAACTACTTCTGGTTTACTACTCTTGCTCATTCTCCCTCCTGTTTAATTTATTAACTTGCGTCAGTCACTTTAACAGCCAGCAAAACGTCACCTACATTGCCAGTTGTTGGTTTGAACTTGACACAACCCGCAAAAGTGCCAGATACCACGTTCCAAAGCTCAGGCATAAACGGGCCGAGCATGGCGATTTTACCGGTTGATACAACAGGGGCGAGAGTTTCAATCCGCCCATATGGGTCGTTAACAGCTGTAAAAGTAAAAGTATCTCCAGTTACTCCATCAACTATTAACACTGTGTGCCCATCATTTGGAAAGTAGAAATAATCACTCCCGGCTGCATTACCCAGCTCTTTGTTTGCGTGTCCTGACATATCCAGTAGGCCCGCCTTTGTTGCCTGTGTTACTGTCATCAGTGTGTCTGCCATTTTGTTTACCTCCTCAAAGTTTTAATAAAAAAGACGGCCCCCGACCGCCTGTAACGTGGTTCTACGGCGCTGAGCCTTGAATTGGGGCGTTTTTATTCCATCAGCGTATTAGGACACTAAAGAAGCATAATACCCTGAAGTAATCGGGAATCTCGGAATCAACTAGGTCGATGCCCTGTACTTCTTCAATAGCCGACAGGATATAGTTGGACCCGACTGCGACGTTCTGGATTCCTTGTAATGCATCGTACAATTTTCGATACACTTCTTTTGCATCAATAGGATTATCAGCCCAGCAGTCGAACTGGACGCTGGGATTCGGCATATCGGGAATATACGGGGTTGCGGACCCTCCCCGGGTAAAGTACCCGACGGCCGGCAGAGTAGCATTCTCCGGAAGCCTGGGGCAATATATCCTATCTGCCACCAGGGCGATTAACGGATCTACCTTCGTTGACGACGTTGTCAGATAAGTGCGTAGAATTGCGTTGATATCAGGCAAACTCATGTATACTTCCTCACTTTTTCGGCGAACTTGGCAGGGGTAAAATGCTTTTCCTTAGCGGGATTCATGTAGGGGCGGGCATCCATACGGGCCGTTCCTGTTTCAAGATAGCCGCCATAGCCAGAGGTGGAATATACCGCGCCCTCCATCTTGCTATCATCGACAATCTTCCCCGGCTCGGCATCCGCCCCCTGCTGGACTGTCCCCATCCCTGAGACTTCACCTGCAATCGACCTCATATTGTGGCCTGTCAATTTGGGTGTATTCCTCATTGAGTCATTGGCTATCTCAACCACTGTGTCCCGCATAGCCAGCCTAGTAGCCTTGCCAAGAATATCTTTCGCCTCTTTGGTTTTTAGGTTGCTCGTTACGCTCATGCTGAGTTTCATAAGACTGTCCTCACGAAGCATTCCATGTGATGTGACCCCGATCCGTCCTGGCGATTGACTACCATCAGGACTTCAAAGGTAGCACCATCGATAACTATTTGGTCCTGCTCAGTAACATCGACATCGCCCAAAAACACAGTATGGTCAGACAACACCAACTCCGCCCCAACCTTTATCTCCTTGCCCTGGGTGACCGCACTGCCAGATGACAATCGGCAGGGTTCATCAATTAGGTGATCAGACCAGGTCAGGGTAGGGTTACCGTATCCGTCTGCAACCCCCTCGGTATATCGCCTGACTGTACAGGTATTAATCAATAATGACGTGTAACTCAATCTTCCTCCGCTGTAATTCCAGAGCCCTCAGTTAAGTCCATCTCTGCCCAGTCCATCTCTGGATCAGAGTATGCTTTTGCCTCCAGTTCCAGTTTCAGTTTATTCATGGCGGCAATAGTAGTTTGTTTATACTGGTAATCACCTATCTTTTCGCTTTCTGGTAACAACGTGTACTTAGCAGCCCAAGCCCCTAGAGCCTCGCCCGCCGCCAGGTAAATATTGCTGGAGTGCATAGATAAGAAAATATCAATCTCGGCATCAGAAAAGACACAAGCAGTTGTTGATACATCGTTAATTAGCAATCGGACTTTACCCCGGTTAGTTGAAACATCATAAGTACATGCCATAATTATATCTCCTGTATCTTAAGCCAGACCTTCATAGTATCTCCCCCGCCTGATTCCGCTTTAATACTCCCTGATATTCTAGTATCAGCATTAAAAATGAACTCAGTGCCATCAGGGAGTGACGAACCAGCTGCCCTAGCTGTCGAAACCATAATCCGCTCATACCACGTCGCCCCGCTATCGGAGCTCAGCCTTAATTGATACCACTGAGCAATCTGCGGCTCAACGATAGTCATAATAATCCTGAAGGGGTTGTTAATAGCGTTAGCCGCAATTAACTCGGTATCAGCACCAAAGACGTTAGCCACGTTATCTGCTGTTAATGTTATTCCCGTCATATCATCAGGGGAGATTGTAACCGGGAACTCGCCCTCAATATCATTCCAGATGTGCCCCCCGTTTGCAGCATCTACATTCCGTGTATTCCCGTGGAATATAATCCTCTCAAAATGTTGCCTATTTCCAGCATCAATGTCTATACCAATGCCGTTTACATAGTCGCATCCGCCGATGCCTATATCATAGAAGTAATTAGAGTCGGAATCCTCATGCACTATCTGGATGCCCTTTAGACAATCGTGTATTTTAATACCCTCGAACATAGACAGCGCACAGTTATCAATCAGAATCCCCGTCATATAAGTTGAGTGCCCCCTAAAATGGCAATCGGCGATTTTGCCGTGTTTGATTAAGGACGCTCCATTTAGGTGCAAAGCTGTGGCAGCTCCGGTCAAATCTTCACCGACAAACTGAAGGGCTTTAGCACGGAACGCCCCCTTTGCGAATATAACCCCGTTATTGCCAGTCCCTAGATTAAAGTTCAGGTCTATCAGGCTGGCATATCCAGTCAGTTTCAAAATAGAAGTAGCACCATCGTGGTCGTTCATAATCTTGACCCATGTCCTATGAGAGCCTATCAGCATCACGTTAGCTGACCAAGTTGGGTCGCCGGTGCGGTCAATGTTATAATGAATATTCCCTGCTTGGGGAGCTATCCGTATCTGAGTAAGTGAGTTTACATCAGTTGAGGCAGCGTCCAGAGCATCCTGAATAGTCTGATAGGCTGTTCTCCACGATAAGCCATCAGCGCCACTCCCATCGGGGGAGACTCGTAAAGTACAAGTAACCGCCCTTGAACTGGCAGCCTCACCAAGCATATCAACCTGGCGTTCAATAAGCGTATCAATCCTACCAATATTATCAATCATCACGGATACCCCAACCTATAAAGTAATCTGTGTTCATCAGCGGTTAAAGCCTTTGACCAAGCTCGGGGGCGGTAGAATCTAACCCTTGCCCAGTTCTGGTCTTCAGTATATCGACACCCGAATCGCCAGTCATCGGCAATGCTTGATACCGGGTCAATCAACCCACCCGATGAAATGAAAGTCGCTATCAGCTCACCATCTTTGTAGTGATAAGCCATCCCGCCAATCCTTGTATAGCTCCACAAGTGCCACTCGCCAAAAGCCCATCCATTCGAATAAGAAGCTGTCCTAGTTCCCCCGTGATGATGTCGTACAGTCAAATATCTGTTGATTCCCGTATCATACAAATAGACTTCCCATCCGGAAGCATCAAGGGCATACTTAGACATTAATATTTGTGACGAGCCTGTCGATGTCCAGTAGAACCAAAGAGCAAGGCTGTAATCGCCAGATGTAAAATCAAGGTTTAGGCAATCTGCCGCCGGTATATCGTAGAACTGCTTAGTGTCTACAGTTGGATATGCCGGATTTATGCTTATCCCATATCTACCAGACGCTAGCTGCATCCATAAAGGCGTTCCGAGTGTAGCGTGTTGTGTGGCTATATGGTGATTCTTTGACTCGTCGTGCAAGTAGACTCCAGTAGCCTCGAGCATTGACAAGTCGAGTTCTATATTCTCATTCAATCCCAGGTTATCGTAAAACGTCCTAGTCATTAGATTTCGTAAAACGCCGACCACGGATAAGCCCTGTTAGTGCCGGCTGTCTTTTCTATAGTAACTTTAACCCCGTATCTGTTGGGGCCTAGCCCGATAGTAATTATTGCAGGGTCAATCGCACCGGCAAATGTGAGGGCATCAGCTAGGATTAACCCTGCACCGCCTGGGGCAATGTCATAATACGTCCTAATTACGATGGTCTCGCCAGCCGTATGTGCAGAGCAATCTATCTTGACACCTATCGGATTATACACACCCAAAGGCGTGGCATTGATATAGACATTCTGCTCTGTGCCGTCCGTGGTTACCGTTCCACCTGTTTCAGACAGAGTAGGCAAAGCAGAGGTAACCGCTTCGATGGTATCCACGTTGGCATCAACTATCGCCAAGTCAGTATCAACATCAGCAATGGCTGCCTGGATGGCTGCCAGGGACGCAGTGACAGAAGCTAAATCTGCTGGATTTGATATACCACTCATTAGATAAGCCCCTCACTTACACAAAGGTTAGCCTGTCCGCCTTCACAAATAGCGTTGATGTCGTCATAAAATAGATTCTCCGGGCCCATATGATAAGCCCCGCCATTGGGGTTTAATCGCTTTCCGCTCCCAATAACAGCTGCATTACCAAACCCTAGATAGATAACCTCGTCACTATCATTAACAAGATCTAGTTCTGCCCTGTTATGAGTGAATGATCTTACCTCAGTCGAAACAGCGCCAACCGTTGTAAATGTGTCATCTACTGAAACTATAGGGTGTATTCTTGGGTCAGGCATCGGGGTTGTCCCCTTTGGCTAATTCGCCGTGGATCGTGAAGTAAGCGGATCGCTTCTCGCAACCTTTACGGACGCACTCTTTAAGGGTACATCTCCGGCCTTTACGGTATTGACATTTTACCGCTTTGCAATACTCAAAATTAAAAGGTTCTCTGTACTGCACTATAACTACTCCTATGCAAAAGTGATGGTTAAATCAGCAGCCAGGGCCCCGTCAAACCCAATGTATAAGCCGGTAGAAAAACGGCAGTCATAGTAGTAGGGTCTAGGTGTAGTACGCCAATAACCGTTCCTGCCTCCGTGAGACTATCGTATATTGTGGCATCCCCGGCTGTAGTGAGCCCATTAAGAACAATGGAATGTAATATTCCCTTCCCTGCTTTTACCTGCGTATCTGCTGTTACATGGCTATAAGGCCATCCAAAATCAAGGTTTGCCATTCTAACCTCCTAGAAATCCGGCCGAGAGGTAGGAAAAGGAGAAAAACCTACCCCCCGACCAGCGGGATTCGTTAACTTCCTTTTTAGGCGTTGACCTGCCCGCCGGCGTAGGTCGCTCTCCAGTCGAGTTCACAGATGCCGAAACAGTGCCTGACACGATAGAAGACGTTATCAGTAGCAAAGTCTCCGCTCATTGGATTGATTGTACCACCACCTACGCTGACCTTATCACTAGCCTTCATGCAGATTTCAGGCCTCTCGTGGCCTTTCAGGTATCCGGCTTCTAGGCAAGCAATATCGTTGGGGTCGGCGAAGAGATACCAGGCCGTATCACCATCAGTAGCGTCGCAAACAGGTAACCACGGCTCGACGATTAACTGCAGGCCCATCTGTGATACCACGTTGTTGGTAGGATATGGGACGGGACCGGCGGCGTTATCTGACCACATCTTGGTAGTAGAGGTAAGTATCTGCCGGGCGGTCATTTCGAGAGCCGGGGGTACGACTAGGTATTTAGCCCTGTTGTAGATCGGGCTTCCACCGGCATCCAGCCAACCTGCCATAGCCTCAAGCCCTGCCTCAAGGTTCGCAATGGTCAAGAGGTTAACCGAGCCGTTGATTTCCCCGGCAGTAGCATCATCGTACAGGTTACCAGCCGCGTGAGTTCCTGTGTCGCTGGCAAACTGATTAACAACGGTGTACTGCTCGGTTCTAATAGCCGCCTTGGCGAACCGCATGGGAGTATCCTTCAGGGCACCAATATCATCATTGATTAGGGCCTCCCAGGATATATCGAACTGCCTACCGTACTTGTATACAGTCAGCGAGTAACGGGACTCGTTGCGGTCGCTAGCCAGGTACTCGCCTTTCTCAGCGACTTTAGCAAGCCGCTGATCGCCGCCGGATATGGCGAATCTATATCCGCCAACCTGGGGGGCGAGCCGGGGAACGGTAGATGTCCTGACGTAATTCTTCCAGGACGATTCAGTGGCCTTGTACTGGGCCAGAACCTGCCTGTCAAGGACATCGCCGAACAGATAGGGGAAGTCTGAAGTTGTCAGCGCTTCCCTGATTAGGTATTCGTGCTTATGGGACGGAAGGCCCCGGGCATTAGTAAGCAAGTCAATAGTTTCCTTCAATCGCTGCTCATACCCCTCGGGTCTGTTAACATCATTGACGTTAACATAGCCGTTCCAGTCCTCCATTATTTTCATAAAATCAGGCATTTTAAGTCTCCTCAGTTTATTTTGGATTCGGGAACATCCAAGCTATCCCCGCTTTCTACAGCCTTCTTCAGTTGCTCTAGGGTTACACCCCCTTCTTTAACTGCTAGATAGCTGTTAAAATCTCGCTGAGATTGTTCACATTCAAGGATTCTGTTCTCTCTAGCCTCCACGAGCTTGTCTATCTCGGCTAATCGCTTTTGAATTGACTTTGCCTGGTGGCTTAGTTGGTAGTATTCATCTACCAGTTGGGTAATCTCTATCAGTTTGGACTGCTTGCGTTGTTCTATCTCAGCATAGAAATTCATGTCCCCTTCTCTCCTTAATTGGATTCAATTTAGGCCTGTGCTTCCGATACCATGATGTAACGAGTGTCGCCGTTGATAATACACGTTAGCGCATGGTCAGGCGTATCGGTATTAGCCGCATACTGGTTAGCGGAAAGCCCTGAGAACTCGAATACGTTTACGGCAGTGGCCTTCCCAGTGGCATCTCCATCATTGACAAAACGATGGATTGAATGAACGGTAGCAGTTGAGTAATCAGTAGAATCACCACTTGCATACAGTTCCGACATTCCACCTGCAATAGTAGCAGCAGCATTGGCGTCCTTTGCCATGTAGGTTGCCCGATGCCCAACTGCTAAACCTGTGACGGAACCGTCAGTATCGAACTCAACACCGTCATGGCAACCGTGAGCCGTTGCGACAGCCGCCTCAATCATAGTCCTATGCCGTCCAGCCTCACCCGAACATCCGGCGCCAGCCATTAACAGTTCCATGTACAATCCGCGAACATCGCCGGTAGTTGAAGAGGTGCGATAGCGGTATTCACGGAAAATCTTGTCAGCATGTGCGCTGGATTCCGGTACGGCATGGGTGCCGACTTTTTCCGTAGCATCGTCAGGGTTCCAGTGAACTTTGACAGGGATAACATCGGTTTCGCCTGCGACAATAGCATAGAGCGCGAAACCGAATCGCTGGTGTGTGTTTTTGTTGGCGATTTTGCTCAGGATACAGGTAGTCATGTTGATATACAATTCGTCACCGACTGCAATGGCAGAATCACCGTCTTCATTTTCGGCAACTACTGATAATTGCCAGATACCTTCAGTGTCAATAGCCACGAGGTCAGTGGCGGCAGCTGCACTCGAAAATGCTACACCCACAACGTTTTCGCCAACCAAGACGGCATCGCCTTTATCTACTAGCCCATCAGTATGGGAGGGGTGTGTGAGCTGGCTCTCGGTGAAGGTCAAATGCCTACCTTCATAAGTGCTGGAAACCTCATCTCCAGCAGTCCCTGCTGTATATACTCCATATGGCATTTTGCATTCCTCCTAAGTTAATAGTGTCTGGTCTGGTTAGCCTTTGCAGGCTATATCGAGCTGAGCATCGGTCCATTCGGGGTGCATGGTTTTGAATGATTCCCGAAGAGCCTTCTGGCTGGCTTCTGGGTCCTGGTGTGAAGGCCCTAAATCCTTGACCTTCTTGGACTCGGACAGCTTGGCGATGTAATCTTTCTCGGACTGTATCGCTTCCTCTATCCCCTCGACGGTCTCGGCATCAGCGAATCTCTCAATCATACGAGCCTTAGCAGCATCCGGTAAGCCTTCAGCCTTGTCTACAGCCTCTTTGATAGCGGCTTGTGCTTCAGCCTTAGCCTTTGCCTTCTCTGCCTCGGATATTGAAGTCTTCAGTTCGGTGTTCTCGGTAGTGAGGGATTCAACCTGCCCCTCCAATTCCTTGACCTTTCCGTCTAATTCCATTTTGTTCTTTACCTCCCTGGTTATTTCTGCCTTGACCGCGTCTTCTATGAGCTTGACTAGGTCAGGGCGTTTCTCCCTTAGTCCTGATAGTTCGATCAGGTCGACATCCCGGCTTCTGTCCGATTCGTAGAATGTGACAATGCCGCCGGCACCCGGCTCGGTGACAAAGTCAACCGACCTGGCAGCCACCAGCTTCTCGATTATCAGAGTTTCTTTGCCGTCGATAGTGCCTTTAGAAGCACTGCCCACTGCATTGATGGAGATACCCATATCAGACAGCATCTCCTTCTCCCGCAATGAGGCGAGCTTCTGCATTAGCCACGGCTCGATAACCTCAGCAATGCCGGTCACAATTCCACTCTCGTCAACAGTAACATCGGATAGCGTAGCAACCCAATCCTTTATCGACCGCTCCGGACGGGCCTTGTCTTCTTCATCTGTAGGATGGTCAGCATACATCTTCATTCCCTCGAAGACGCCATAATCTCGCTTCAGCATCTCCGCGGGATAGTATCTGTCTTCAGTAGCATTGAATCCGGGCTTGATGACAATGACAGTCGCCCGGCCTTTGTCGAATTTGGCTTCGGTCAAGGGAGTATAAGTCAGGACTCTCTCCCGGGTCTCCGGAGCCTTTACCCATTTGGGAATATCGGATTCATCTATGCCAAGGGAGCAATAACCCAGACGAATCTTCCGCATCACATCAGACCGGGAGGATTCTGGGATATTGGCCTTTATTCCTTTGTAGCCCCCGGGGCTGAGGGAAGCCGAGGCTTTACCCAGCTGCTGCTTTGTAAGGCCACTGACGGCCGTCTCATGAAGCCTGACGCCCCATGTATCTGGGTTCTCTGTGTCGGGAGTATAGGCAAAAGCCGAAGCCGTGAATTTCTCATTGTCCTCAATCTTCATCAGGGCTTGCTCATTTAGCCAGCCCACCGCCTTGCCGGCCTCCTTCAGTGCCGTCTTGACTTGGGCTTCGTCCGGAGCCTCAGATGATAGCAACCCTTGACAAAGCTCCACTGCCTTCTTGATACGGCCTGAATCCAGGGTAGCATTACGCCGTCCTGTTTCCATAACAATGTCAGCATACTTTTTCTGGAGTGATTCCATCGGGGTATAGCTTGTCTGCCGGGTTACCTTCTCTGGTTCCCCTGAGAATGTAACGGTGCCATCTTCTGCCAGGGTATAACCAACCTTGTATAATTGCTCCCCGGCTCTATAGACGATATAGTCATCAAAGACCTCCTGAATATACATACCTGTAGGGTCTGGGTTAATGTCGGGCGTCACTCCATACTGGTCCACCAATGCCGATTGAAGTAGGCTGTGCTTATCATCGGCACTCATCTCCCCAGTGTCAGACTCTCTATTCTCCCCAGCCGTCTTTGCTGTCATCGGGGCGCCACACTCCGGGCATTTCTGGGTATTGCACTTCACGCCCACACCAACAGTCACCTCCTTCCCGCAGTCAGCACAAACACAGACATGGTCACCGTGGGGATGGACGGCTTCCTTGGCCACCCACTCGTCGCCGGACTTCTTAAACTTGCTTTTGACGGCGGCCCAGGCGGTCGCGTGAGATTTAGTTTCGTCGCCTCCATACTGCTTAAAGGCAGCATTGAACGCCTTTTGGTATATCTCCTGCCCGTGCTTTGGCAATTTCTTTACAGCGTCTGGCAACTCGCTTAAAGTTGGATATGGCATGATAACCTCCTAAAATACAAAAAGAAACCGGAAACCTGAGCGTTTCCGCTCAAAGCCTCCGGTTCTTCCGTTGGACTAGATTTATAATATGGTTTCAGTTGTTAGTTAGTTGCTAAATCGGCTATTTCCTCGGTGCCATCTGCATAGACGAAATATATTTTGTCGTCGGGTACATGAGGACTGACATATAGACATATACCACTCAAAATAACTTCCCCATAATGAGGGGTGAGCATTGCTCTTATTATAGCTTCATATCTTAGCGGAGCATGGATTTCCTTAATGGTTTTGTTATTCAACAATGTTCTCCGCACGTATTCCATTGACTCCAGTTTAGTACATAATGTTTCTAATTCCATAAGGTTCCTCCTTAATCTAACTTAACCGTCCTCTCAATAGTTATCAGAGTCGGCTTGCCATTACGTATCTGCACTTTTATTGTACCATATTCAATCGGCCAGTCTATCTTTTTTAATGCCTCTGACAGTTTAAGTATCTCTCTAGCCATAAATATACATACTCCCCAATCGATTCCCATCTTCAAAAACTTCTAATGTTTCTTTATGGCAGATTGGACAAAAGTGTGCATTATCTTCATCGTAAAGGTCTTCAGATTCTTCGTACATTACAGATTTAGTCGCATCCCAGGCCTCAGTCAGCGTCCCTGTCCAGCCACAATCGGCACAACGCACCTCTTTCATTATAAATCTCCTTTCTATTTCTTCAGCATCACGGGGGCTACACAACACCTGCACGCTGGATGCTGAGGCGGTGCCATCACACCACCACTGAAGGTTTGGCCTCGGAGAATTGCGCCCTCGGATTCGTTCCCGTAACACTCAGGGCTCACCCGATCGTCGCCAACGGTTATCCACTCCTTACCTGTCACACCCATACCTTCCATCCGGTCAAGTGAAGCCTGGGAGAGGGAAGAAGCAGTCTCAGTCCGGGCAATTAGTTCGCTCCGGTACTTCGACATACTATCAAAGGTATTCCTGAGGTCTCTTGATATCCCCGGTATGCCCCGCTTGTTTTTAATCCCGTCACTAATGGTCTGGGCTATCCGCCGCTTGGTCTCTGCGTTGACTTGGGTGACCAGCTTGGCACTGTGGTCTTTAGCCCACTTCACCGCCTCGCTCATTGGCGGCCCCTCGTAGGTTATGGGGATTCCGGCGTTAGTTTGCCCCCAGCTTATCATCTCGGCAGAGCCTTCAAAGTATACATCGGCCAATTCCCCTGCTATCGTCAGTTCCAACTCGGAAGTAAACGATGAAAGCATTGGGTCAATGATACCACTAGAATCAGCCCCCAGGCTTTCCTTCACATATTTGCTGTAAATAGCAGACAGCCGGTGGTAAGGAAAGGCCCGAGCCAGAGAATCGAAGTAATCACTTAGCTTTCGCTGTAGCTTTTCGCTTCTTTTTAGATTTTGTGGGCTGTTGGGGTTTGCGGGGATTTTTGACTCTATGAGTAGAATCACCCTGTCCAGCTCCGCTATTACTGTCGGCATTCAGCACCTCACCGTTTATAACTAGGTCTTCCGGGGCTTCCGGTGGCAGTATTACCACATCAACCATATCTGGCTTAACCTCCCCTGTCCCTTCACATGTTGTACATCCTATCCTGATTAGTCCACTCTCATATTCCAGATAACCCAGCCCTCCACAATTACGACATTCCATCCCTTTTACTCCTTTTTACCCCCAGCCGCCGACGTTGCCTTCGGTTCATCGAGCGCAGTTCCACCAACTTTCCATCTCCATCCACCAATCGCACCACTGTAGTCGGCGATGGCTTAAATCCCTTTGGTTTTACCTCAGTAGGCTTGATGATATCTACCTTCATTCTCCCAGGCTCTCCCTAAATCGTTTGAGTGCTTTGATTAACTTAACATTAGGGTCTGATTCTTGTGCTATCTCCGCCTTCTTGATATCCTCCAGCACCTGGGCCGGGTCGTTTATCCCCAGCGTCATCAGGGCTTGCTGGATAACATCATCAGACACTGCTATCTGCGGCATAACTGTTAATATCTGAGCGAATGCCTCAGCTGCAGCGGCCACATCTTCAGGGGCTATAACAGGGAAGTCCATATCAACATACTGCTTGTCCTGTGGCACCCCAGCGCTCTCCAGCACCACCTTGTTAATATCCCTGTAGGTATCAAGCCACACCTGCTGATGAGATTGAAACATCTTCATCATTGGTAATTCAACCGTCTTGGCGGTTGCTAAATTACCGCTTGATATATCCCCGAAATACTGCTCCGGGATGCCCACGGCGGCGGATATCTGGAGTTTCAACTGCCTTCCATCCTCGTATGCTCCCTTAGCCCCGGAGTCGGTCTTGATAGGCTGGGTATCCACCCCCAGGTTCTCAATTAGGTCACTTCCGGCAGCGGGTGTCTTAGCATCGAGCTTGCCCTTGATATTGGCGACTGCGGCGGTCCCGCCCTTGACCTTTGACCGCCAGGCAAACCGTGCCAGTGCCAGCATAATGGCTACCCTAGAAGCCAGGAAACGCCTGTATTGCCGAAGCCAGTCCAGGGCTGGGAGTAGTAGGGGATTACCCCTCTGGGTAATAGTATTAAAGGCAACGTGGTAGATTACCGCGCCATCAGTGGTTTGTATATCCTGCCCAGTGGCACTCTTAGATGGCTTCCCTTCGATGTTAGTAGTACTGCGGAAGTAGTCTTCATTCACCTCCCCCTGGGTGTCTGCCCATGTGCGCTTATAATACATCTCGGTCTCGATGTCGTCCGGGTCGGTGATTATCTCGGTTATCTCCAGGGGGGAAATGGTCCTGATCGTCGCTTCACCGTTCCCTCCCAGGAATAGGGCAAAGAACACTTCGCCATCTATTAGCCCTTTATCACAGGACTTCCTCTGCCCCCGGGCTGATAGGACGGATTGGTTGTGCTTCCCGTTCCAGAATCCCTCGATTATCCCTTTGGTCTGTTTGTTCTCTTCGCTTACGCTCCATGTCATGCCGGTGCCGAAAGTGTAGTCTGTCCATAATCTGATGGCCTGTTTCCCCATCGGGTCCTTGGTGGCGTACAACCGGGAGAGCTTCAGATTGGCTATCCTGACGTTGGGGTCGATGACATCAGCCGTAGTACCAGAGAGGTTGACCCACCCGCGATCTTCCAGTGAGAGGGATTGCTCGACGCTTTGGACCGCTTCTCGCAGTATCTCGTCTAGTTCCCCTCCGGGGGCTTGCTCAGTCGTTTGTTTCATATCGACTCCAATTACTCAATGTCTAAATTAACCCCTTCGGCGCTTATCGTGTCATAGACTTGGACGGCCTCTTCATCTACCGGCTCAAATGCGCCCACGACACCGTAACGTCGAGCATCCATCCCGTGGCTAAAGTTATGAGTTGTCTTTTGGGTTAGCTTGCCATCCTTGTCGGGAATATACCTGAAGTTCCTCTGTTCCTTGATGCAGTTAACAGAGTCCTTGGTCCAGAACTGTCTATACTGTCTAACCTTCTGGTGACCGTACTCTACACTCCCCGGCCCTTTGGGGCAGGGCTTGATATTAAATCCATGCTGGAATATCTCTTCGATAGACTTGGGCTCGGCGGAATCAGCAAAGATTTCATCATAGTGCTTCTGTACGCCCAGGTCAGCCATCATGTAGGCTATCGCATCATTGGTTAGCCCCTTCTCGAAGATTAACTCCTGTGAGAACAGGTCATCGCCTCTAATGACATTCCTCACTAAGACCGTAGGGTCACAATTATGTACCAATATGCCGTTAGCAAAAAATTCGTGTTCGCCACCTACCGTTAGGTCAAATACTTCGCACTTTTCTTTTAGTAACCGTAAGCGCACTTGCACATTTTGAAGAACAGGCATTTCTCGGGAAATACGTTGAGGCCATAAATGTCTTGCCGCAATTTTCACAAATATATTCTTTTCGGCTTCGCCTTGTGTTTGCTCTTTTTCTACAGATATGGCCACAGAATTTTTGGTGGGTATTCGTTGGCGTGATTTCCTTGCCGCACTCAATACAATTTTTGATCCGCTTCCTTGCGGTATCCATGCTCTTTTCATGGCGTTCTCGCCAGTTATCAGTTGTAAACCCGTATTTTGAGCGGATATGGCGCATCTCTTCAGGTGGTATTGCGCCGAGTTTATCTCTGTAATGAATTTTTTGATGCTCGCTGTTAGTAACCAGGACAAGGTTTCCGATGCCATTGTTAAGGGGATTGCCGTCCTGATGGTGGATAACGCCATTCGGTGGAATTTCCCCGAAATTTTCTTTCCAGATTTCCCGATGTAGGATAAAGGTCTTGCCACTCCTACCATTTTTGCAATAAAAGTAATTCGGGTGTTTGCCGTTAGGGTATCGCCGATAGATTTTCCCGTTGAATTTAACTTCAAAGCGCATATCGTTTCTTCCTTCCTTAATCTATCCGCTCTTTGCCAGCCGTTTGCGGTATAAATTAAATGGTCTCCAGTTACTATTATACGCTTTTCGTGTCCGAAGTCAAGTTCATAAACTTGTTTTACGCCTCTGCTGCCAGACCAGGTTACTTCCCTGTAACATCTTCTCGTTAAAACCCTATCCCCCCTTTTTATATTTCTAATTTCTCTGTTTCCCTTATCAGTAACAACAAGCGTGTCACCCCTCAGGCAAGAGTAGCCGAAGTCCAACCCGTAGAACTCCTGCCCATGGGGTAACTCATTCACCTGGCTGAATACAGGATAGACAAGACCTTCAACCTTGCCGATTAGCCCCAGCCCGTAGATGTTCCACCAGTTCGGGTCCTTGTCCTTGTTTGACTCGATATTGGCGACTATCTCCGGGGGTAGTACATCCACAGCGTCAAGGTAAGTGGAATGGATATAAGTATTCTCCGGTTGCCCTACCCAGTACTCATGGGCCCAGAACTCACTGACCGGATTCCAGTCGATTATAGTGAATGCCCTGGTACGGATATCTAATCCCCTGGCTGTCTCCCATGGCACGTTGTTAGCCTCATTGATGAAGAGGATATCACGCCGGGGGCCTCTTACCTTGGCGGCTTCATCAGCTCCGAAGAACTCAATTACACCATCCCCAAAAGTATAGGTGTTCTCTGTCATATTATATTGGGAGTCGGTTTTCGATGTCGTTCCCAGTATCCGGAAGAAGTCTCTGATAGCTCCACGTTTTAGGTGGGGGAGAGACTCGCTTACAACTGATATCAATAGCGGGGATTTGGTTCCCCGGGCTATCTGCTCCAGTAATTGAAGGATTGACCATGTCTTCGAGCTGGCGGTTCCGCCTTCATTGAGGCTCCTTCGCTTGCCGTCCAGCCAGGCCGAGCTGTTCTGCCCGAATATACGGGTATATCTAAGTTCTCTCACCGTGCATCACCCGTTCCACGTTCCGCTTGTCCTCTGCACTGGCCACGATTATCTTTGTCTCTAGTGGTCCACCCCCGGCGCCGGTGACCTCTGTCCTGTCTGCCATGCCCAGCCAGTTCTTAGCCAGGAAGATAGCCATCTGAGGACTCTTTTCAGACATCTTGAATAAACTGGCACGAAGGCTCATTAACCCCTTCTGCCGTCTACGCTTAAAAATATTGACAAAAGGACAACCGTAATGCTCCTTAACTTTCCTCTCGATGGTCTTCTCGGAGCAGTCAAAATAGTCAGCGATTTCCCGTAGGGTGCACTGAACAGCGCAATAGGACTCAAAGCGCTTCCAGTCTATTTCTATCTTTGGTCGGCCGCCGCTGTTACCATTACCGTTAGTGCCATTAGTCGCCATCTACTTTTACTCCCCAATCCTCTTGATTGATAGAGTCAATTTTTACCTTGAATGCCTGACCTTTAAGAAGCACTAATTTGACCGCTTCCGCCAGTTCTGACTCTGGGATTTCCAGTTTAACCCTGGTTGAACCATCACCGCCAATATTTATTGCCGTCTGTATGTCAGGTAGTGATGCTGTAAATTCTATCTTCACTGCTCCCCTTTTAACAGGAAAGCCCGGGAACCCCCGAGCCTTCCTTTCTCCATAGCTGTTAGCTATTATAGGCTATCATACGATATGGCTTTTGTCAATGGGGTGAGGGAATATATGACTCCACCTCATTTTTCGTGCCTGCCTCAAGTTTGTGCCTAAGTTGGTAAACTAGGCGTGGCGGGTGAGTTTTTCGCATTTAATCAATGCCAGTATCCACTTATCGATTACATACCAGAATGCGCTTTTAAGATACCTCACTTTTGGACCTCCTTTTTATAATAGTACCTGCTGCGATGTAGCCTGCCTTAAATTATTAACAGCCACCTTAAAATATTCTGCCTTTAGCTCAATAAGTATTGCCCCGCGCCGTAATTTAACTGCCATATATGCCTCGCTGCCAATACCCCCAAACGGAGTTAGCACTGTTTCGCCAGGGTTAGAATATAGTTTAATGCATCTCTCAATAGTACCTAACTGTAAAGGGCAGATATGTTTCTCGTCATCAGCACCTCGAGCAAGATGATATTGTAGCGTCTCAGTCTCCCTTATTCCCAACCATATACCGTGCGCCCATTCAATCCAGGTTTCGTTATCTAATTCCCCATTATCAACAGGGTTAATAGGCACTGCGTTATCGCCTGGTTTCTTGAATAGTAATATCTGATCTATTAAAGCAGGACGGGAATCCGCCGAGTCCCTACGCAACTGGACAAAAAGCAATGCCTTACTCTTAACTCGTATGGCCTGCGCCTGGGGATTCTTTTGCACAAAAGCACGCCCGCTAAATATCCATCCTTCTTTTTCATAAGCACGGATAACCTCACCAGGAAAATCCTTAACCCCTATATATCCATCCTTCTGCGCCAATGCAGGTATGTCCGAGGTATGCACACAGGTAAGCCGCCCAGGTTTTGTCACTCGTAATACCTCACAGATGATAAACGCATAATGAGCAAAGAACTCCGGCCAATTCCTGCAATTCCCCAAATCCCTTTCACTAGCAGTATATGTATATAAATCGGCGAATGGAGGGGAATATACTGATAAATCTATTGTGCTATCCTCTAGCTCCTTTATCCTCTGGGCACTATCCCCTAGCATGGCCGTCCATAATTCACCCGTTGCTATATCTTCATTATAGTCAACTGCCAATCCACCTGACATACCTAACTCCTTTTTCTCATATTTGCTGATTTGCTTTATCAGCTTGGCCCTTAAATTACTAGCCAGCTTATCCTTGCGCATAACATTATAGTATATCTCCGATTCCATATCAGACATAATGACATAAACATTAACTGCCTGAGTCTGCCCATATCGGTATTGCCTACGGATAGCCTGGTAGTATGATTCCCAGGAATCGTTAAGCCCCAGGAATACCATATTATGTGATTGCTGTAGATTTAATCCGAATCCGCCTATCTTGGTCTTAGTAATCAATATGTTATACTTGCCATCTTGGAAGTCCTCAAATGCTTTGGCTTTATATTCAGCGCTATCACTCCCCTTGACTTCAACTGCATCGGGGAATATCGCTTTGGCCCCTGAGCTCTCGCTAGTTAAACCAGTCCATATTATCCACTGCTCCCCATTGCCATTCACTTTAGATCGGAGCATATCGAGGCGGGGCTGTAATGTCTCAGCCCTCTTTTTTGCTCTATCAGTTATCCCATGCAACCCCGTAAAAAACAACTGGTCACCATTGTATTCGGCACCTACAAACACAGGGGTTACCCTTAACTCAGGCAACTCGAATCCGCCATCATCATAACCCAGATCGGATGGTTTTATCATAGTAATAGCCCAGGATGCCATCCACTCAAAGAACGCAGATTCGGCGTGGTGCTTCAATCGCCATTCAGTGCCACCCTTGTTACTGCCCTTCCGGCGGGCCGAAGCACTCCCTAGTGATAGGATACGCTCTTTATTAGCATTGACAAAGAAGGTGGCCAGCATTTCGGATATAGTGCATATGCCCAAGAACTCAGTATGATTCCCTATCTCTGTATAATCATTCGGCGCCGGCGTAGCTGTGCAGCACATTTTATACTTAGTGGCCTCACATAATGCCGTTAGCTGCTTCCGTGTCTTACCTGCAATAGACTTCAGTATGCTGGATTCATCCAATACAACAGCATCGAAATAACTAAAATCGAACTCACATATCATCTCGTAATTAGTAATCCATATCTTCTGCGTCCCTGTAATATCGCCTTGATGTCGAACGTAGTTAATATCTATGCCTATTTTCTTAGCCTCTCTCACTGTTTGCCTCGCCACTGATAAAGGGGCAATAATCAACGTGTTTTCACCTATAAGCCTAGCCCACTCTAATTGAATAAACGTTTTCCCCAAACCAGTGTCTAGGAATATAGCACATCGCCCCCTTTTGCACGCCCATTGCACTATATCTTTTTGCCAATCGAATAACACAGGGTGTATATCCTCGCGGCTAACATCAATCCCACTATCAACTATACGCTCATTTTTTGTCTGTAGAAATTCTTGATAACTCCCCATAGATTTCATCATTACTTCCGCCTCTTGTATTCTTGGTATGTCTCGGCTTTCCGCTTCTTAGAATCCAGCCATCTCCTGCCGGGCCCGCTACTGACATATCCTAGCGCTCTCTTCTTTCTTTTGCGGATAGACCACTCAGGCATGCGGAGGTATATCATCAGCGAGTCTACGGTCATGCCCCAGCAATCAATAGCTATCAGAATCAACCCATCTATCCCGCATCGTTCCGTCCGAGTCTCAATTTCAGCGGCGTAGAATATAGGTGTTTCAAACGGAGCCCTGCGAGGTCCCTTCCCTCTGCCCATGACGCTCAAGTATTCCGGGGGCCAGCGGCCTTCCCGAAGCGTGCCCAGGTTTTGGATTAACCAAAGGGATTGCTTAACAGTAAATCGAATTTCACCAGGCGAGTAAAAATCCTTCACGGTTGTCATCGAATCCCCCTCGTCTTACCGGGTGATATCTCCCCAACCACCCGTTTCATATCCCGGTCGCATTCCTCCAGGGTAGGGTAGGATATTGGCTTCTTGGGCTTGCCGTCAAACATGAAGACGGGCTTGTCGAGCTTGGTGCCGTAGTTTTTATGTTGATATTGGGCCAGCTTTGCCCAGGTTTCCAGGCCGGCTATCTCAAAAAATCCCCACTGGTTCATGCTTCAGATCCTCTCAGTATTGTGGCCAATAAATACTTCCCTATGTATTCGGTATAGGCAGGGGGGATTGCTTGCGAGATTTCCGTTTTATCCATCCAGTCTATGCCCATAGCGACTTGTTCTTTTTCAAAATTCCGTTTTCCTCCCTGTGATTTCCGTGCATTGGCGGGTGGGTTGATTGTTACTGGATGCCCATTGTGCTGGCAACTAAAAGGCGATAAAAAGTAACCGGGGAAAACCTCAAACCAACGATGTCTCCAAACCCCCAACCCGAACATTGACCCGCATAACATTATTGGATTTTTTAAGTGCCACCTAGCACCTTCTACATTCTCAATCACATAAGGTTTCCTTGTTTCCACTAATAGATTGTGAGTGGCTTTGATTAACTTCTTGTGTTTGCCTTTTGTGGTAATGGGGGTTGCCTCACTATAAGCCTGGCACGGCGGACTGGCGTGATAAGCATCATACCCCTCTAAGGGAAATTCCAGAGCATCAGCCTGGTAGAACTTGAACGGGTAATGGGGATGGGGTTTAATATCCATACCCTCTACCTCAAAGCCAGCACGGTGATACCCCATACTCGCACCACCAGCCCCACAGAATAAATCCAGTAGATTAGGTTTCACTTAACCCCTCCCAGGATGGCAGCCATCTCGTCGAAGTCACTAGGCCTCCAGATAAAAACACCTAACCCTGGGACTTTGCTTAACATATCAAGCCATTCTTTTTGATCATCACTTAAAATACCCTTTTCGCTTTTGAGTTCAATAAATAAGCACACCCCGTTTCGCACGGCCACATAATCGGGAAATCCCTTGTAACCCTTGATGGGAGTCCTATACCCTTTAGCACTCCATGCTGGACGGAAATGGCACCAGCGCCACCCGAATAGTTTTAGCATATCCTCCACCTGAAGGCTAAAAGCCGCCTCAGTGATGGTTAGTGGTAAAGCCTTACCATCCATTGTAAAAACCTCTCCAATAATTTGTCCACCCAGCGGTAGGGTATCTCAATCAAAGTTGGCTTCAAGGCTCAATCCCTCCTTCTAATTCATCTAGGTTCTGTTCTTTATCAGGCACCTCCCCTTTCTTGAGTGTCACCAATTCTAGTTCCGAAATACAGTAAATCATAGAACCTCGTGGGGGTGGCTTCCCATTACCATTTTCTAACCACTCCCCCACTTCCTTGATAGTCTTAGCCCTTACCATTGTAGCAGTCTTGACATCCTGGGCTTTGGCTATCATTTTTGCCCCAATTAGTATCCCCTGCTTTAGTGTTTCTGCTATGGTGTTACATTCGGGGGTTTCATCAGGCCAAGCATTATCTATTGCATCATCACTCAGCAACCTACTAGGGTCAGGCTTTGGTTCAAATAGAGAGCAGATAGCATCTACGTTTAGCTGGAATTGCTTGATAGATTGCCCGTTTATTTCAATACATAACTCGGCATACCCTGATAGGATTTCACCTATGGCATACTTTATCTTCTCCACTCCCCCTAGTTTATCCATTACCCATCATCTCCTTAACCTTATCCTCTCTTATCCTAGTATCCAGATTCTCTTTCAATGCCTCTATAGTCTGGTCTACCAATGACCTGGTAGAATCACCCACTATTAGCTTGCATTGAGCTAGTTGCGCCTCCCAGAAATGGATACAACCCTTGATGTCTTCATTCTGTAACATTACTCGCCTCCTGCACTTTCCTAACCCGATAATAAATATCTGCCTTTAGATTGAACGGAGTAGGTTCAGCCATCCAGTCGCTAAATTGGTCACATACAGCCTCCGTAATCTTCCCTGCCATTAGTTTGTCAGTGTCCGTAGTGTCTTCATTATCTCTTTCTTTATCACCCAGCAACCCATTCTTGCCAGGCTTTGGGTGGAATAGAGAGCAGATTAACTCTTGGCTTGACTGAGTAAGTTCTCCACAATGGGTATGCCACTTACTATCAAGTATGCAAAACTGTCCACCTAGTTTTTTCATCACTCACCCTCCTTGACATCAATTACTTTGAACTCCCTAAAGCAAACCTTGGGATATGTATGTACTGCTCTACAGGTCTCTTCATTCATTTGCACATCTAAAGCCAGTGTACCCATTGCCTCAGTTTCATTAATTAGAATACCAGCACTAAACATTCGTGCTAACTCATAGGTTTCTTTGACATCACTAATTTCTTGGGGAGAATTGTCATACATCGCAGCGTCAGCCCACCAAAAGTATGCTACCTTCATTTCTCACCTCTTATCTCATCTAGTATCTTAAATTACAGGTTCATAGGTTTGCTCAAAGATGTCAGGTTTAACAGGGTAAAGCTTACCTTTAGCATCCTTAACTACCCAATCATCCTGTACAGCAAGCACCAAACCGTCTAGTATGGGTATCCATAACCCTATTCGGCAATCAGCATCTGGGCAACCCTCACAACCATTCCCCTCTGCATCCACATAACAACCACTAGGCTCACCATCCTCTAGTTTGCCTACGCCAGCGTGGTCGCACATCTCACTCCATGTATCCCACCTTAGTTGTACCGCCTTGATTACCACTGGTTTCTTTCTGAATTTCATTCCTTTACCTCTGTATTTAATTCCTCCAGTATCCCTTGCTTGATTGCCTCATACTGCTCTCTTCCTAAAGAGATACCAGCCATATTAGTACTCATCGGACGGCTTGCTATCTCAATCCTCTCAAACACATACTCTACCGCTTGCCTGGCTGCTTCATTGGCTATTGCTCGCAATCTCCCATCGCCTGCTTGCCAATTTTCTATTACTGTTTCCCCATCAGAAACGCCAAACATAGCATCATCCATCTGTTTATCTGTAAGTAGTAATTCAGTCATAATTTCTCCTTTCCTAGCCCTTCTCTTATACCCATAAACACCCCTCTTATCCTGTTATCACACTTCTCCTTCTCAAGCCACCGCACATAGCGGACTAGAACTTTTTCAACATAAGGTTGGGATTGCCAAAACTTTAATTCCCACTCGTACCCATTTTTATTCATCCGCACTTTAACCTTATCTACAATCTCTTGGTCAGTCATTCCTTTACCTCCAATAAATCCCAATTATCTTTATAAGAGTAATACTTAAACTTAGGTGAGATATTACAGATACCTATACAAGACGCACTAATTTCTCCTACTGGAATAATGAAGAAACATTCGTCATCTATGCACCAAAGAATAACAAAATCACAGCCGTCTAAGTTTTGGGGTGTCTTCCTTGCCCCTCCCTTGAATGTGAAATTGTAATTACCCTTTTTCCTGTACTTACCTTGGTAATGGCATCTATGCCCACTTTTAACTTCTATACGTAAGCCATTCTCAAGTATTATATCAGCCCCCTCCTCCAAGTAGGATTTTGCGAGGTTGTGTCCCCTTAAAAGTAATTCAGACATTACCCTAAACTCGCCCGCTAAACCTAATTTATTTCCAATCATACTACCCATAATAGCCCTCCTTGATATTATAATACCATGTTATTACCAATATGTCAATGAGGGTTACTAACAACCTCCTGAACATAGCCAGCGTTGAGCATATCTTGTTGCCCTTGCTCATAAGTCATATCTGGCTGAGGCAGCTCTCCCTCCTCTTTAACTATGGCTAACCGACAGCCATCTTCTCTGATAGCAAAGATAAACTCATCTACCCAATCCCTATAAACCTGCTTTCTATACTCAGGCAAGTCAGTCCACCCAATGATTGGCTTAGTAACTGCATCCCTATTCCAATCCCAATAAATTCGCTCTGCTATTGCCTCCCTAATCTTCATATCTCCTCCTGTAAGGGATATGCTTTGACATAGCCACCTTTGAGTAAGGGGCACACAATCGGAATAGCACACTCTGGCAACTCCACGTCTTTCTCAACCAGCATTACGCCTATATGACCCAGTTCCTTTATCCCTTCTCTTTCTGATAATCCGCCCAACCTAATATCTTGCAGAATATAGAACACATCTTCCCTCTTAGCTTCTAGGTTCATTGTGTGCTTCCTTTTCTATAGGGTATTTTATCGGGAGTTTTAACCCACAGTGGAAGCAGTAACTAATGTGATAACCCCCAAGTACAGGCCATTCAATATCGCCATTATCCTTAACTGCTCCCTCAAACAACTTTGGTGGATTGTTTAACTCACAAGCCTTACAGTAATGTTCTAAATACACTGTTTTTACCACTCGCTTTTTAAGTCCTTCCATCTAATCCAATCTCCCATAGCTAAGAATATACTAAGTATCATAACTCTATATCAACCTCCTTTGCTCGACCGGAGCCAAGTGAAGAGCAGCCCCACGGCAGAAGTCCCGGCGCCGTAGCGCTATTTCGATTAGCCTCGACTTCTCCCCTGCAGCATATTTCTCGGCCTCTCGCCGGTTACTAACTACAAAATACCCGGCTGGCGATTCGGTCGACGATGCTACCGGCAAACCTTCGGTGATAAGCTCTCGGATTACCACTCGTATTCTCCGATCATCGTGGCACCCAAACATCCCTGCAAGTTCCCGCCCGGTGATTGCTTGGTTTTGTCCTGTATGCCTTCTAAAAACCTTTCTCAGTTCGGCCTTAAATTCAGACTTGACCATTATTTCGCCTCCCTGGCTATTATCGAGCGTATCATCTGCGCCTCATTCGGTAGTCGCTACCTTCATTGAGGACTATCACCCCCAGCGCCGGATCCATGAATCTACTTGTTATCCGGTCAGGTACTGTCTCTAATCCCTGGTTGGTGGTCAGCACGGTTATCAAGGCATCACGATACCGCGCATCTATAATTTCCTCTACCCTCGACATCTCCCAGGGAGTCCCATATTCCGGCTTGTAGTCATCTAAAATAAGAGCTTCGACCTGCTTTAACTTTTTAATCATGGGCTCAATCGTGTTATTGTTTATTCCTGCCCTTAACTCACTCACCATATCGGACACCGTGTATAGTTTAGTGGTTACTCCCCGATCAAGGAGCCCCAGGGCCAGGGCGTTACACAGGTGGGTCTTACCATTGCCTTTTCCACCATAGCAGAGCAGCATCATGTAACTGGCATCACCAGTGGCTAAATCCTTGAACATCTTGAAGGCCTCTTTAGCCCCTGTTCTCTTTTGGAAGTCCTCGAACTTCTGTTTCTTAGGGGATATACCCACGGCTGCCAGGTGTGTATCACCACGCCGGTATGCCGCATATGATTTCTCAATACAATCACTGGACGGACAGTCTATCACCCGGGAGAAATCCACACTCCCATCGTTCCTTTCCGGGTGGACCACTCCCCCGCCCTGGCATATAGGACAGTGAGGATTAGGGGCATACCCATAATTGATTAACCGGAACTCGCAATCGGCTATCCGGGACTCAATCAGTGTAGAATTCTTCTGGTTTGGCGTAGTGCGCGGGTAGCTTTCCAAGGTTTTGCTTAGCGCTTCCATTACCGCCTCCTTTCCGTATTTCGTCTTCCCAGCATCTAGCATTAAGCCAAGTCGATGGGTTCTTGATATATTTCCCGCCTTCCTTTAACCAATCATCTGATTTCTTTTGCTTTGAGATGGCTGCGAGAATAATGCCCATAAGCCCTTCGCTAGGATGAATATGCTGGAAAGCCTTTTCGGCTTGACCTTTGGATACCTTCTTGGGGTAAGCCTCCCAGAAGATGCCAAACCTTTTTGCCAACTCTTTTTTGAAGACACTTTCTTTAGTAGTTTCTTCTTTAACTTTACCTTTAACTTTACCTTTAACTTGCAAATGACCTACTCTTGACTTACTCTGGAGTAACTCTGGAGTAATCGGCGGTATTTGTGACTGAGCTTCCTTGCTTTTTTGTAATCCCGTTTGGTGCTTCTCAAACTGCGGTGAAAATAAATAGGTGTTTCCGTTGACAGAGTAGCGTACAATCAGCCCTGTTTTTTCTAATTCCACGAGATATTTCTCTATTCTTTTGGGTGAAATGTTACGCCGGGGAAAGACAATACTCTTGATGGTAATAGGATCGCCATATTGCCTCCCCTCACAATCCAGATGGGGTATCAGCCATGTAAAAAGTAGGCGGGCCGTATCATCTGACAAGGCATCCACTTTTTCATCAAGGCTAATTACCCGGCTTAAAAACCTACCCCTTGGCATTAATCTTCTCCTTTGCTTCTGTATGTAGGTTTTCCCAAAATCGGCCTAGTAGTTCTTGCTGAATTGCGGGGGAAGATAATGCCCACTCATATACACTAGCTATAACCTCTGATGCATGGAGTAATTCTATATTACTAAAACCAAGAGCTAACCGCCTTAAATCATCAGCGAAGAATTTAGAGAGAACTTTATTCAATAAGAGTTTTTCATATTCTGGGCGTATTTCCCGTTCTAATTCGTGGCAGTTCTCACAAAGTGTAACCAATAAATCATCAGGGTAATCCCAAGGCTCTGTTTTGGCAATATATATTCGGTGATGGACAACTAATGTGGACTCAGAATCATGGCATATCTGGCAGGCCCATTCGTCCCGTTCAAGGATTTTGAGTCGTTTCTTTTGCCAGCGAGGGTCCCTTAACTTCTCCGCATATTCACTCACCAGCTATCTCCTTCTTTAGAATTTGATATACACGAACATGGCTGATGCCGAATACCTGCCCAATTTCTTTGAGGCTCAATCCAGGGTTTTCCCTCCGGTATTTTACGAGTTGCGAATTACGTGCTATCTTTCTCAATGAATCGTATCTCATACCTTACAACCTTTGTTACAGTCTACCTTAAACTAGACAACTTGTCAGGCCCTTAACTTATTATTTTTAACTATCCCCTGCATGGCCGACTGGGTTTGGGGGGATTGGTTTCAGCTCTTCGACGCTCACTATATGTAGGTGACTACTGTCCAGTGCTTGGTGGATAGCCTTGTCTTCACTAACGGCCCGGATTTCGGTTGTGCTGCCGTCTGAGTATGTAACTAGATAAGTCTGCATTGTATCCTCCTTTATTTGGCGGTGGCCTGGGCTGGCCAGTTTCGTCCCGGCTACTGCATTGGGCTGAAAGTGACCAGCGAAACTCACGCTGTTACTTAACCCAGGCCACCATGTTGTTAATTATCCTTTACTTCCTATTGCTGCTGTAATGAGCTTGCGAGTTTCATCCATCTTGTCTACCACTGTCTGTAAATCCGTGAGCCCCGTCTTGTTTACATTCATCCTGACCAACTCGTTCAAGGCATCCCGCAACGTAGCGTGGTAGGTAAGTGGCGTCCAGTACTCCTCGCCTGTTTTCTGATGAATAAGGCGTTTGGATAAGATAACATTCATCTCATCAGTGGTTACTCTGTGATTCTTCCCAACTTGCATCACGTCCCCCTTTCCAAAATTTTACGCCTAGCCTATCCCCCATAATACCTTAAAAGGGTTTAAAGCCCTCTCTCGTGGCTCTGGTGGCCTGTGGTAGGCTTTCCTGATAGTAAGCATCCACTGTTATCCCCCGGCTTTTATCGCCTTGATTTTCTCCCAGGCATCGGCTACGTCGCTGATACTCTCCTTGCCTGATACCCCCAGCTCTTTGCATACTTGGTCGGGCATTAACTGGTAGAAGGCCTTACACGCCCGGAACAAATCCCCCAGGTTTCTCATTGGTTGCTCGCCTTTCTGGGCGGGTGTATCAGTTTTTTGAGCGGCTGGCGGTGGGCCACCATCCCCTTCTGGCCAGTAGTTCTTGGTATCCTCCTCGGCTTGTGGCATATCAGGTTTTACTGCGGTTGTGGTAGTTTCTACTGCATCCTCCACAATCTCGGGCTTCTCATCGTCTGCCGCCGGTAGCGCCAGCCGTTCAAGCGGTGTCTTCTCAGCTATGGCCAACATATCCCTGAGGCTCTGCCGGACTTCCAGATTCAACACATGGACCGTCTTTTTCTTCTGGTCCACCGGCGATAAGACCTCTTGCGGTTTCAGGGTGAGGGTCAGTGGTAGCATAGCGACCTTGCCGAAGATGCCCCGGTACATCTTGATGCTGGAGTTGATATTGATAATCGAGTTGATGGAGCTGGTGTCTATCTGCCAGATTCCAATACCCGGTATATCCGGCAGCATAAACTGGAGCATCATCATTTCCCTGCATTGTTTGTCCTGGTAGTAAGGGCATTCCTTCCCTGCACAGGTTATCTCTTTTAGAACGACGTTCTCCGGCTTGGTGTCCCTGGTAATCATGGCGCCAGTGGTTGTATCAATCTTGCAGGTGGCCTTGATCCCATCCCCTCGGCAAACAAGCCCCCGGGTCTTGCCGTAACACCGGTAATACTGGGAAGCAAATTCCTCATCATTATCTACTGGGAATATGACTGGTAACTCTTTTGGTTTGTCCCCTAGTGTTGCCCGGAGTATGTCGGCCAGCTCCCCCACATCGTCTTTACTGGGTAGCACAAAATAGTCTGTGGCTTTGGGGTATGTCGTGTTTCCTTTCTGCACCTTCTCGCCCAGGTGGATTTTGGCAATTCGGGGCATACGTGTGATTTCGCTTAGTCCGTTGATTGGCATCTTATCTCTCCTTTTTACTTACAAAAATCGGCATCAGTTCTGCCTCTGCAGTGTCAGGGCCTAGTGTAATAGTCAGCACTCTCCCCGATACATGCTTTAATACCATAGGGGAATTATCAATCGGTATATCTTCAATCAATGTCTCCAGTTCCAAACTCTCTATATTATCAGATTCGGCTTCTCTTTTTATCCACTTCCACAAAGCAGCGGGGTTGCGAATGTTATCTTTAGTAATCAGCATCAGTTTCTCCTCAGCCAGAGATATCCCCCCCACTCATTGTCTCCCCTGTCACAGTGTATCCACCACTTGTTGAAGATCCCGAATAGGCAGTGATTCACCGTGGCCATTTTCTCTAGCTCCCGTGGTTCCTGGATTGACTTGATTGTCTTTAGCTTTTGCAGTTCTATCGGATTTACCACCTTGGCACCGCCCCCCATATTATCGCGCCATAGTGATTGTCTTTATCCAGTACCTCAATGATATTATTAGCACGTTCAAAAGGGGATTCCGGCGGTTTTACAGTACCCCAGATAGTTGCGACATGGCCGTCACTTGACAACAGGTGTATTGCCGGATTCCCGTTTACTTGGGTAACTTCGTATTGTAGTTCCATCTTATCCCTCCCCCTTCACAGCAGTTACCCTGAGCCCATCTTCTTGCCATGCTCTTATACCAGGGATGTCGCCACCGGCCCGGATTACTTTCAGGATTGCCTTGTCGTTAGTTTCCTTGTACTTGTCCGGGATGGCGGTGAAGTCGGTAACCTCAAACCTCCAAGTTTTTGTTACCCCGCTGGTTCCGAGGTCGGCATGGACTTGTGATGAAACTTCTTCAGGGACTACCACTGGCGCTTCCTGACGCCTCTCCACTATCTCCCCGGTTTCCTCGAGCACTTTACGGGCTGCTGCATCTGCCTCACGTTGCAGCCTTGCCGCGTTCTCGGCTTCCACTCGTAGCCTTTCCTGCTCCTGCTTGAAGGCTAAAACCTTGCCCTTGGTCACCTTGTTGGCCTGATCCAGTGGCACACTGATAGAGTCGAATACCTCACGAATGGCTTTCTGGTAGTCCTGCAAAGGTTTAAGGTATTCCTTGCGCTTCTCGTCCAGCGACTTCTTGAGTTGGCTTATAATGCTGAGGTCATTGGTGGCGCTCTCGGCATCCTGAATTGAGGTCACCGCCCGATCCTGAGAATAGACGAGTAGCTTCTGGACCTCCTCCCTGATAGCGATTACTGCCGGGTCCAGCCCAGGCAAGACGTTTACGATTGCCCTGGATAGTTGGGTTTCCTTATGCTCTGGTTCTGTCATTGGTTTGTCCTCCCTTTTTTGTGCCAGGTCTATTCCGACCCGGCGTTTTGATTCGCCCACTGGTCTCGTATATGCTCGGCGATTCTAGCATCAACCCGTATCTCGGCAAGCAACACATCGGCTGCCTCGTCCCTGATTCGGGCTAACCTCTCCAGCTCTTCCATGATCGACCTCCTTTCATTAGTCCTGGGGCTTCTTCTTGTAACTTCGGATTCCCTGAGCCAAAGCCCAATTTACCCACTTGTTGAACGATATGTCCCGGCACGCAGCTCTCTCGTTTATCTTATCTAACAGGATAACCGGGACTCTTATGCCAATAGCTTTTGTACTCATTTTATCTCCTATGTGCACAGTATAAAGTATCGCTGTGCACTTGTCAATCCCCCTCTAGGCGTGAAGCCAAATTATCTTTTGAAAATACTTTCCCGCTTAAAAATAGAAACAAAAAAGCACCCCCTACCGCCGGGTAAACGGTAGGGGGTAATTCTGGCCTCTGGCCACAGGAAACGCACTGAGATGGCCAAGAGGCTGCCTCAAAAGCCATACGCATAGTAGGTTACCAGTTATTATTTAACGCTGCTGTATTAACGCTGTAGCTACCACCATGCCATTATGCGACCGACAGCATAGCCTAAACTGCCGATAATGACAATGAAGGAAGCACCGATGGCCACATACTTTTTGGGTGGACGCCCTGTATTATCGGATGTCCTGCGATCCAGGCGAGCGAATATCGTCGTTCTGGTTTCGTGGCACTTTGTCTCAATGGCAGTTAATCGGTTACCGTGGTCTTTCACTGTGCCGTTAATTTTATCCAGGCGACCATCAATGGCAGGTAAGGCTTTCCCCTCTATGGCATTGAGTTTGACCACGCTGATTATAAGCAATTCCCGATCCGTCTTATGCTCCAGTTCTATCAAATCTGGCTGGTAGTCTGCACTCATACGATACCCCACAATCTGAGCGGTATTATCACCGCCACGTTAATATAGACGACAACCGCCCACTCATAAATATCCAAGTAGGATTGCGTCCCTTTGTTTTTGTCCTGCTGTGTTTCGTAATAGAGGAAAGCCAGGGCGCAGACTATCGGCAACCCCCACCCTGCCAAGAAACTCCAGGCTGTTATTATCCCGGCTGCAACGTGCCAGTTACATCTAATCATCCTATCAACTTCTTCTTTTCTACTTCTCGGGAGACAAACACGGCACCCCAAGCGGTTGCTGTTAATCCTGTTAGAAACGTGGGCGGTAGTTCACCGGTTCCCCAGAATGTAATCGCCCAAATAACCAGGGCAATGCCAGCCAATATCGGTCTTGCTAACCACCTTAAATCATCCATTACGCAAACTCCTCTTTAGACTTCTCGTATCAGTTTGTTCATACCCGCAATAATGTCAGCAATGTCCCGAATCCTAGAGGAAATCTCAATCTGCATCCTCTCCGGCTGTAGCGCGTCAAACGAGATTCTAACCACCCGGGCTGATATATCAATGCCCAGGTCCTCATCAATTACGGTGATTATCGAGCCGAGCTGTAACTCGTCGAAACTAAACTTCTTGTCTACCTCGGCCAGGTTGACGGCATCTATCGCATAGGTGTAGGAATCCTCCTTCAATTCGGTGAGTAGTATTCGCCCGTATTCGACCAGCGATATACTGTAGATCCGGGATGGCACAGGGACGATGTGGGCCACGATATCATCGCCGTCTGTTATCTTGTCCCAGGCCACCAGGTAATTGGCGTGGGTATAAGATATCAAGTAAGTAGCGCCGGCATCCCAATCCCCGATGTCGCACCTGGCTATATTCTCGAAAGCGCCCTGCACCCAGTTTGCCGTGTCATCCGAGATATCTGCTTCTAAACCAAGGATCTCAAAGACTTCTAACTGGTCGCTGGCCCAACCATACTTCGCCCGTATTCTAATCCTCTCTACTGTCTGGACAGGAAAATAGATATACCCATTCTTGCTTTCTGAGCCGTCATAGATATTAGTCCAGTCAGCCCCGTCGTAGACCTCTATTTGCATCCCACCCAGACGCCCCATGCCATCACTGGTTTTGAGGTGCAAACCAACATAGGATGCGCTGGCAATATCGACATAAGCCCAAGAGCTGTATGTCCCCTCTCCTGAGCCTGCCGCGCTGGCAGCGTAAAATGTATCCCAAACACCGTCGTATATTCTCTCTATGTCAAACCACCCGGCTCCCGACCCATTCGACGGTGTAATTTCTGCCGGTGCTGCATTCTCTTTCCAGATAGTAACATTAGCCGGCAGCGCCTCGCCTTCAGCCGTGAAGCCAAGATAGGCCGAGTAGGCCTCTTTGAGTGTGATATAGCCATAGGTGGCATCGGTGTCGGTGTCGACAGCTACCGGTCCAACCGTAATATCCGATAGCTTGCCTTCTCCCCCAGTTAGGTGAAGTTTGGTGCAGAAATCTTCCCAGTTCCGGGTGCGCTCGATGCCGACCAGGTTCTTTCGATATCTGATTTGCTGCCCCTTGTCCTCCCCGGTATCGGTTGGCCAATCCAGGACGCGGTCGTTATCGACGTTAATATAACCCCCCACGCTTTCCTGCAGCTCCAGCAAAACAGAGAGGATAGTCCGGGCGGTGGTGACTTGTATAGCCCTTGTCCCGGTGACGCCAATAGTCCCGACTGTGATCGGCGTTGATTTGCGTTGAAAAGCCAAGAGGTTGGCGACGATATCGGCGACATCAGCCCCCGACTCGCCGGTGTCATATTCCTCGATCACTTCCTCAGCCAATTGAGATAGAAGTCCGTTAGTTGTCAGGCTCGTTGTTATCATAGCCAATACCCCATAAGTCGGAAGGTGGTAGTAGTTACCGTCGTGGCTTTCTGCCCGTATGTCTCTATGATTCTTGAAACAGGCACCTCGGCAATAATACTAAGGCTATCGTAAGAACCAGCTGAAAGTTGCCAATCATTGCGCCCAAGAGCACTACCGTCTTTTCTAGCGCCTACTGTCCCCGTTCCCGGACTAGAGCCGGCATGCCTAGCCGCTAACAATATAGCTTTGGTTCCTGCTGGTAACACGCCCGATAAGTCCCAGTCTTCCCAGTTGTTATTAGCAACCTGCCCATGTGAAGTACCGCCGTCAAGCTCGACGAAATCGCCGCCTCCGCCGCCTAGCCATACCCAGTCGGTGCCGTCATAGAGATATAGCTTGTGCTCGTCGGTCCTGTAGAACATGTCCATCTCAGTGGGCGTTCCCGGGAAGGCGGTGCCCACAGAAAAAGTATGCCCCGTGTCAGCCTCATATTCATCCCGGGTCAATTCGCTTCCTATATCGACGTGTGCTAAACCTTTCATCTTCGCTCCTTTTGTTCGCTCGGTCTAAGTTTGGCAATCACAGTATCAGTCCTCATATTCCTTAACCAGATCTCCCTGCCCCTGGCCAGGTAAGCAGTCTTGCCATTGTCGGCCGGCAGATTGAAGTCCAATGTCGGGATATTCTCTTGCAAGCTGTAGACAATATCATAGGCATCCTTCAGGATGGCCAGCAGCTCGCCATTGTCTCGTATCTCCAGGGCAAACCGCCGCGCTTTCTCAGGGATAATCCCCAGGATAATGTCCAGCCCCACGGCCACGGAGCCCTGGCCCCGTAGTAGCGCATCAAGCTCTATAGCCTCGCCTTGACGCCAGACCAGGGTAATCGGGAAGGTATAAGGAAATCCCATCAGCGTCTATCCCTCCGGCTGCTAACCCTGAACCTCTTTACCAGATCCCCGGTTCGATAGTCCCTCAGCCATATCTCATTACCCCAAACCAGGTATTCCTTTTTGGCATCCGAGGCCGGTATGGAAAAGTCCAGCATGGGCGGTTGGTTCAGTAACTGGGTGTAGGGGATATCAAAGGCATTCTGTAGGATTGCCAGCAGGTTGCCGGAGCCGTCACGCACTTCTACAATATACCGCAGGGCACGGGCGGGGTATTCCCTCAAGATGATATCGAGCGTGATGGTGATAGTGCTTCGGCCTTGTAGTAAAGCGTCGAGGTCTATGGTTTTTATCCCTGAGCCGTGGAGTAAGACATCCAATGCGACCGTTTCTGTGATACCCAAGCCCTTGACCAGGATATCGAGGTCTATCGTCTCGGTTTCTATGGTATTCAAGAGGGCGTCCAGTGCTACAGTCTTGGATTGTCCGGTGGCCTGAAGTAGGGCATCCAGGTTGATTGACTGGACAAGGGCCAGTCCTTTCAACCAGGCGTCCAGGCTGACCGTCTCGGTGTCCTGCCCTTTCAATATAGCGTCTATATCAACCGTTTCTGTCTGCTTTACCAGGGCCAGTAGGGCGTCAATCGCTACTGTTTTGGTGAGGCCGAGTGACTGTAGAAGGGCGTCAATGTTTATCGCAGTAGTATCCGTGGCCCGCAATAAAGCATCCAGGTCAATGTCTACTTTTCCGCCGGTTCCCAATATCACATCCAGCACCACAGTTTTGGGTATGCCAAGTGCTTTGACCAGCGCATCGAGTGATACTGTCTCGGCCTCAATACTTTTCAGGAAGGCGTCTAGTGCCACCGTCTTGGTTATCCCCAAAGCCACCACCAAAGCGTCCAGGTCTACCCCGGCCGTGGCCGTCCCCCTGAGCAGGGCATCGATATCTACTGTCTTGGAATCTTTGGCCTTTAGGTAGGCATCTAGGTCAACTGTGGCGTCATCTTGTGCCTTTAAGAGAGCAGACATCGAGACTGTTTTGGTATAGGTGGTTGCCCCTACTGCTATATAAAGAGCTATACTTTGAACATCATCTCCATAGTTAAGCTCACGGTCTTTGACCATATCGGACTTACCAATTTGCCATACGTCATCAATCGCATTCCCGCCTGCGTAAACATGGGTATCATCTACGCAGACAGCATAAACATTATCCCCATAGTTACACTCCGCGTCTTTGACCATATCGGACTTACCAATTTGCCAAACATCATCTATGGTATAGCCCCCACAATAAACGTGGGTATCATCTACGCAGACACTTCTAAGAGTATTCCCATAGTTACA